TTCTTTATCTAAATCAACTTCTTTCAAGGATCCCCAATGAGTACCGATCTTAACCTCCGCAGTAATAGGTACATTAATAGAAGAAAAAGGAGGATGGGACATTTCATAGTAAACTAACTTAGACACTCTCTCTAACTCTTCATCAGGAATATTAAAAATTAATGAATCGTAAACAGTCAATATCAATCTCGACTTTAACCCTTCTTTCCAAATAGTTTTAAATATTCTTCCTGCTGTATACAGTACTAAATCAGAAGCACCACCTTGAATAGGGCTATTATGAATAGCTATACCAACACCTAAAAACAGTTGATCTTTAGACGCAACTTGAATGTCATACATTTCTTCCACATCAGAAGTGTATGTTATAGATTTTATTTTTAAATAATCTAAATTTAAAGTTTTATATTTTTTAAGATTTAATTTATCCACGTATTTTCTCAAATTTCGTAAACTAACTTCTCCGTTCTTAATATCCTCCCTCATATTACGAACTTTTATCTCAGGTCCAATGTTATTAATTAATTCTTGATATACTTTTAAAATTGGATATGGTGCTCTTTCGCTAAATCCGGGATGTCGTTGAGTTAAAAATTTTTCTTTTAATCTATTTATGCTTTCCTGTTTGTAATGAATAGAAGAAGTAATATGCTCTAAAAATTCTTTCTTATCTATTATAGTTACTAAACTATGTATATGTTTCTTAGTTTTATGCCTACCTTTTTTACTTTTAATTCCCATACCTAAAAGAAGCTGTAAAAAATCCTGCGCTAAATCTTCATTATAACAACCAAATACTATTTCATCAGAATACCCTCCATCTGTATCAATTAATCCTTTAATAAAAGCCCATTTTACTTTTAAGGGAGATTGAAATACGATATCGGGAATTCTTTTGGTTTTATAAGTACCCTTTATACCAATAAATTCCAAATATTTTTTTATTTTAGAAGAACAAACTTCTATTTTATAATTTGTATAAAATTTTCCTGTTTCAGGAAGAAAACATTTATCCAATTTTTCTTTCGCACTATAATTAAATAAACTATTTAATAAATATTTACACCTTTCTACAAATTCAGGAACGTGATGTCCAATAGAAATATCAAAACTATTTTGAGTATTCACCATACAACCGTCCCCTATCAATATCCCACACAATTCAGCCAGCTGTTCCGAAAATACAGAAGGAAGAGGATAATCATTAATCCAATACCTCGCACCATTTTCCGTAGTTTTATAGGGATATTCAAATAAAATTGGCTGATATATATAACTCTCATAATCCTTTCTGTGGGTAGTAGATACTACATAATCCGTTAATAATAAATCTTTAACTGCCACTTCTTTTATATGTATTCCATTATTATCTAATATAAAAAATGAATGATCTTCACTACACTTAAAAACATATCCGTTTTGAAATGTTACTTCTACCACTTGTTTTGGTTTTGATTTAGCTGTATTAATAACAGAAGTTGTAGAAGTTAGATTATATACAATATCTCCAGATTGAATATTCTCAATGGGTATAATACCCTTTGTAGTTAATATTCTTGTACCTTTTGTTAAACAATTTATTGCCTGTCGTTCCGCTTCCGCTCTGTAACTGTCTTCGCTAGAACCTATATCGGGTAATCTTCTTCTTCTGTTGAAGAAATTGGTTACATATCCTGTTTGTCGAGCAAAATTTTGAGTATTTATAATCCATTGCTTTGCTTGTTTATATCTCTTAAAAAATTGATCAATTATAGTCTGTGCTTGTTCAACGGATATTCCCAATTGTTCTGCAACGCTTCTGGCTCCTCTACCATACATTATTCCAAACACTACTAACTTAGCATCCTGTCTTTCTGCTTTTGTAACATCACTTATTAATGATTGATATTGTTCCCATGTGATACTTCCGTGTGGAATAACTCTTCCTTTTCCTGCTGCTGCCATTAGTTTATGAATATCTATTCCCATTCTCAAATCGTATAATGCTTGCGGATCCTGAGAATATTGAATCCAAAATCTAAATTCTGCTTGACCCAAATCAGCTTCCATTACCCAATCTCCCCAATTATTAGGGGTTTCGTCTTTTTTATCTGCGCAAAATATATCTTTTATATCTATTGCTGTTCCCGTGCGAGGTATATTGTTCAAATTCGGATTCCTACTAGAAATTCTTCCTGTTGCAGTACCATGAAGTAAGAAATCTGTATGAATCTTTCCGTCGATCTTAGATATTCTCTCCTCTATACCATCTAGGAATGTGCCTTTTAGGTGTGCTAGCGTTCGGTATTTCTGGATTTTCTCACAGAACTTATTAGTCTTGGCATATTCTGTCAGCACATCATCATTTACGGAAATACCTCCTTTATCTGTGTATCTAAGTATGGGCATTCCCATTCTTTCTACGAGTAATTCTTTTAGATGGTCGGGAGAATTAATATTTAAAGAAAATTCTATGATATCAGGTCTCTTTTCCTGTCTACTTTTTAGGTAATCTATAAACTCCGGGAATTTCTTAGATAGCGTTTTAGAATTAGACCAATGAGATCTTAAATCGTTAACTAATTTATCCTTTTTATATAATTCATAGTCTCTTACTTGCTTTACATTCCTTACCTCATTATAAACACTTTCCATTTTCTCTTCGTATTTCTTTTGTGTACTTTTTAAATAAGGAAGATCAATCGACACACCTTTGTACTCAGTCACTGCTAATACTTTTTGAGCGGGTATAGTTACATTATGTAACAACCAATCTAATTTTTGAGCCTGTATCTCAGGATACATACTTTCAAAACTTCTCCATGTTACTTCACCATCTTTTGCACCATATTCTTCAATCATATCTCTAGGAAAATCCTTATAATTATCTATTTTATGTTTTTCCTTATATTCTTGCAAAGGAGCATCATACCCTCCCATTTCAGTAAATTCTGCAGCTAATATCTCTAACCCGTGTGTTCTTGTATTTTCATCTAATAAATGATGCATTAAAAGAGTATCAGCAAAGTAATTATTCACATAAATATCGTATTTAAATAAGCATTGAATATCAAATCCACCATTTTGAAATATTTTTTTACTATTATTTTCATAAACTTCTTTCATCTTAGAAAGTAAGTAATCATAATCTTCCTTACTTATAAAATCTCTCGTATCTACAGTAACTGCTGTGTCACTTCTCCAAGAAAATATAAACATAAATACTTCTGCCTCTAAAGGATCTAAAGAAGTAGTTTCTGTATCTGATGCCCATAAAGGTTGTTTATGCAAGTGTTCTACCAACCAGTCTAACTGTATTCTATTTCTTACGTGAAAGTATTGTTTTTTTCTTTGTTCTGGAGCTACAGGTTTACCTTGTAAAAAATCGGACACTACTTGTAGATCACGGATAAATGTATTCTTTTCGAAAATATTTCTTAATATATATGCAGGATGCCAGGTGGGATACACATAACAATTATATTCAGGGTGTATAAAAAACTTCCCTCTACAATTAGTAATTCCTCCTGCTGTAGGAAGAAGTAACTTAAGAGGAGTAGAGCCTAAAGCTACTATTATGGAAGGGTTTAATAATTTAATTTCTTTATCGAGAAATTCCCCACAAGCTTCCATTTCTTTTTTGCTAGGAGCTTTGTTATTAGGAGGCCTGCAACTAACAACATTAGAAATAGCAATATCATTTCTATTTATTCCAACTATTTCTAATGATTGATTTAATAATTGTCCTGCTTGTCCAACAAAAGGTATTCCTTGTTGATTTTCTTCTGCTCCTGGCGCTTCTCCTATAAAAAAAGCCTTTGCGTGAGCAGGAAGAACAGAATGTACTACATTAGTGTCTTCTTGTAATCCTAATTTGCAATTTTTACACTCTTCGGGGTGTTGACATTGGAGAAAGGAATTCGTCATTACGATGGATTAAATATTTTAAATAATTAATATTAGATTGAATTAAGGCTATCGCACCCGTAGAAATATTAGATAAATTAATATCTAATCTACTTCTTTGAAATTCACCTCGATTAAAATTGCATCTAGCCAACCCAGAAACTACGGGAAGGGATGTATCGATGGATTCAATTATGCTACCGAATTTTGTTAATTCTACTACTTCCCAAGGATTTGGAAGTCCTAAGATGTGGATTACAAATGCATTTTCGCGGCAAAACTTAATTATATTATTTTTTTCTATAAAAAGGGGTCTATAAAAAACGTGATAAGGAATGCCTATTATATCAATACTATCATTAGAAGCATATGCTTCTAAGCACTTCATATAATCGCAAATTGACTGACCTTGAAGTACCCCCATTAAATGATATGCATCAAGCATATCATATTTATCAAAAAATTCGTTAGTTCTTTTAATTGTTTCTTTTGCGTCGTTTATTACATCTGGTAATACAAGGGTATTAGGATTTAATTCTAACACTAAATCTTTGTAGGCGGAAGAATCCATTGCTTTTCCTTCCTCAAATGCTCCATTATCTACTATCATTCTTCTATCCTTAGCTCTTGCTTTCTTAAGGTAAAATTCTTTATACTTCGGATGAGTCAGACAATAAGAACCTATTACAAAATCGTAGTCTGTATATGGAGAAATATCTTCTAAAATAGATATGGGAATTTCACAGGCGAGTTTCATCTATCTCCTTTTATTTTAAATAAATACACGTAAATAAAAAAAGCCTCTAAAAGTTAAATTTTTCAGAGGCTCTTATTTGTTTGATGAAGGAAAAAAACTATGAGGATGATTTATCCTGGTTAACTTCTTCTACTGCTTTACTATTATTATTGTTGTTATCAAATTTTTCCGGATATTTCTTTTTCAGGTCGTAAGTTCTAGGACCTTTTATATCTACGATTAATTCCTTCCTTTTATCAGCTTTTTCCGGAAATTGAGCTATAACTGCATCCGCTATTTCTTCTGGATCCCTACCTTCAAAAATCATTGGATTCATTATGTGACTCATTTTCAATTTTTTAATTTTCCGATTTGGATTCATAGGATCAGGTCTTTCTTCTATACTGTGCCCCACTTTTTCCTGTTTCTCTGCGGAGGGGGCTACTGTTTGTTGAGGAGATGAAGGTTGACCTGCTTGTGCTTGGGGTTGTTCCTCTTCTTTATATAAAGTAGTGGCTCCTGAAATGCCGATTGTGTTACCATTAGGTTGTTCTACAGAAACAGATGTAACTACCCCGTCGATTTTGTGAATTTTCTTCACTTTAACTTTTTTATTCATCTCAGTAAAGTATGATTCACCTTCCTGAGCAAATTGGGCCTGAATGGGCGCTCTATTGATTTCCATATGGAACTCCTTTTTTTATCATCTTAACATTTTTATTTAAAAAAATATTTTTGTTTAATTTTTAATATACACAAACTTAAAGTAAAGTTTGCAATTGTTCCTTTAATTCTTTTCGAGACATATTTATTTCCGGGAGTGAAGAAATATCAAATAAAGTCTTACCTTTTAAAACCAAATCTACAATTTCTTTCATGTCATCAGGAACAGTTGCTAAAAATTCTATTTCTTTATAAGAATTGTTTTCTTCATCTTCAAACATATTTATTATACTAGTACCTTCATCATCGTCAGTTTCCACCATAATGTTTTTAAAAAGTGAAACTGTTTGATAATTAATTTTAGAAGCAAAGGAGGGAATTCCTTTTCTAACATAATCACCATTTTCATTTAAAGTAAGATTTTTCTTTCCCTTAGCCATTAAATCTTCCGCTTCTTCTTTTGTATATACTTTATCTTTAGAACCATATCTCTTTACAAAAGAGTTAGTCATAGTATTTTTACAAATTAAAGGGAAGAAAGAACTAAAGGATGATCCATTAGGAGTGGGACCAAAAAATCGTAAAATTTCAAATGTTTGATATTTAATATCATAAAAATCTTCTAAACCTTCATCATCAAACATTTTATTTGCGAAGTAGAATTTATCTACTACTTTTTTAGCATAGTTGCTCAACAATTTCCAAAGTTCATTAAAACCTTGCCCATTAATCTCATAAACATCTTTCTCTTCCCCTTTTCTTTTTCCTTTATAGTAAGTTCTACCTGAAAAGTATTTTTTCTTCATTAAACCGGAATTCCACCGATCTTCTTGATAAGTAAAAAATACTTCCTTTTCTTCAGGAGTCATCATGCGACAAATTTCTATCGCTTTTTGATCGATTTTTCTACAAAGAACTTCTTTATTCAATTTTTCCTCCACTCAAAAAGTTTATTTAATATTTATTATTTTGATAATTTAAAAAATTCCTTACGGAATTCTCAGAAAGCTTTCTTTGCATTCTTTCTTTCTTCTGTAATTTCCACAAGGGAAGATATATCCTCCAAATAACTAAAATAACAAGTATGAAAGAAATTAAATACACCAATAATGAATTATTTAAGATAACTATGGGTAGTACAAATATTATTAAAAATATTCCAAATAGTATTAAACGAAAGCGAGTGTTAAAAATTGCGTTTTGTTTTAAAATTTCAAAAGGAACTGAATTATCTCGTTCTTGAATTGCGGGAGGGTTACAAATACATTCTTTTTTATTTTTGAAACTAAAATAAAAAAGTAATAATAAAATAATTAATTCCATCTTACTTATCTTTTCATTTTTTTTACCTAAGGTTAAATTAAAAAAGATTTTGCAAAAAATCAATAGATTTTGCAAAAAATTTAAAAAAAAAATTTAACCTCTTATTTTACAACAACTTATAATTAAAATAATTTTATGGTTGTTGTAGTTTCCATTCATCACAAACATTTTTTACATGCTCTTTTACAAGTTCCCAACTAACAATCTCTCCGTTTTTAGAAGCATATATCAAAGGATCATCCACACCTAAATTTAAAAATGCCTCTACTCTTTCAATGCTAGACCCGGATTCGTAATCACTATACCAATTATTATCAATCTCAATAGGATCATAACTTGTATTTGTACGGGAATAAATTTCTTTATAATCTAAATGCAGTTTTTGACAACAAGCTAAACCATCTTTAAGAACTTCCGTTTTATCCCTATCATTATACGGAGCATAATAATTTACTTTATCGGAATCCCAATTACCGATTTTAAACGCATGCTCAATGGCATTTCTAAATTCTTCTGAGCAATCAGGATAAATACCCTGTTTTTTATTATTATTAAAATCCCCCATATGAGTAGCAAGTGCAATTATACATTCTTCTCCCGTACGTTTAACAACAGATAGTGCTACAGCATATGAAATAGCAGATAAAATTGCATTTCTATTGGGCACAACACTTGTTAGGGCATTTTCGTGAGCATAATGACCCTTCTTTAATTCCATAGAATTATTATTAACCAATCCACTAACTAATAAAGAAGACAACCCTTTTAACTCTATTACATCATAAGTAATCTTAAATCCCAATGTTTGTAGATAATCTACAAGTGCTTTGGCTCTTTGCAACTCAATCTTGTGTTTTTGACCATAATCAATACCTATAGCAGTAATTTCGCATCCTCTTACTAATAAATGTAATGCTAGAGTGGTAGAATCCATACCCCCGCTAAGAGAAAGAACTGCTCTCATAAAAAAACTCTCCTATATTAGTTATTACTTATTCCAAAAAATTGTTCAAACATATTGATAGACTTTCCATCGGCCAATACATCAACTTCCTTAAATTTTTTAATTATTCTTTCCGTACTCTCTTCATTAATCATTAAAATTCCAGAATATTTAGTATTAGGTAACACAAAAACCTTCTTATAAAGAACCTCAAATTCTTCCATGCAAATAAGAAAGTCTATTTGACCGCTAGGGAGTAAATAAAGCAAAGTTATTTTTTCTTTCAAATATTAATTTCTTTCAAATGTAAATTTTGAATTTGTTATTTTTGATTTATCTAAATGGTATCTAATCGTAGAAGGGGGAATGCTAGTTAGCTCAAACGCTTCTTGTATACTGCTAACTTCACAACAAAAAGAGTCTTTATAAAAAATCTTTACAGTTACCCCCAATCGTCTTTGTATAGGAATGACTATATCATGGGTTGCCCCATTTTTAAAACGCCAGTAATAACCTCCAGATGTACCTTTTCGCATTATGGCTTTAGTTATGGAACTTTTATTTACGTTGATTCTCCTGGCTGCGGCAGATACACTAGTAAAAGATCTTTTATACACCCCTTTCTTATCGTATTGTAGTACTGACTTAGAAGGATAACTCATAAAATCAACTCTAAATTTTATTCCCTTAAAAAATGCAGGTATTTATAAATAACACGATAAAGCCACAATTTTTAAGCATTTAAAAAAATATTTTTTTACAAATTATATTTCCAATTATTGGAATGTGTATATGATATGCAATCATAAGGATGTATACTCTCTTCATTCCGCACTTTTACACTAAATTCAGCTATTTTTTCATCGCTTTGTAAAGCCAGATGCAAATCTCTCGCTATATCTTCTGAGAATTTTGCGTTATTGTAAGCTTGTTCTGTAACAAATTTTTCATCAGGTCTTTTCAATATAGGGTATGCAGGGGCTGATGCTTGCTCTTCAATTAAGTCTACTAAATCTTCTATCCAGATAAATTCCCCTTCTTTTGCAATTACCTGTACTCTGATTTGAGATCTTTGATTATGTGCCCCCATTCCAACTTTATTTTTTATGTAATCATATGCCTTACTTTCTTTGATATCTAAAGTTTTAAAAACATCAATACCATTTTCGTTTAATTCCCCGTGATCTAATTGCTCAAGCAAACTCATTCCTCTAGAGCATGGACAAAGAGATGCGGCAATTACATTTACTTCTAAAACAAAATCTGTTGTGCCGTTTCTTTTTAATCCCGTAAATGCACAACGATAAGCCATAGGCGCTACTTTTTTAGAAACAGGTGCTGCTTTATCTATAAAGTAATCAAATTCTACTCTGGCATATGCATCTTTTGATTTTAATTTTTCTTGAAGTAATTTTAACAAATCCGGCATTGAATTAAGAGATATAGTTCTATGAGAAAATTCTGTGAGGCATTCCATAAACCTACTCATATTAACACCTTTGTAATTATGGGGCAACCCCACAAAAAGTTTTACATCTGCAGATACTTCATCATATTTAGGTTCTTTACCTTCAATAGGTTTTCTTTTTATTTTAATAGGAAATAAAACGTTAGTTATACCAACTCTATCTATTTCTATGCCTCTTATATCTTCGGAATTTTGAAGATCTGGCAAGGATTGCGTACTACTCATGTAAGATTCTCCTGATTATTAAGTTCTGAAAAAAATGAAGTGTAAAATTGAAGATTTTGTTTATCATCTTGTTTGTTATGCATTAAATAAACACACACTTTGTACCATTTATTATAAAATTGTGGTGAGTATTTTCTATAAATAAAAGCATCTAGAAATTTATGTACTATTACAACTGAGGTTTTAGAATCCTTCGAAGTATTTTGAAGTCTCTTTTCTGCTCTTTGAAATTGTGATTCGAGTCTTTTTAAATCGTATGTATTATCATTAAAATTAGATTCAATAAGTTTTTTAGCATCCTTGAACTCACAATTTTCCAATAACATTACGAATTTATAAGCATTTCCACCTACTTTACAACTAAAGCAATTCCATTCTGTAGTGGTTTCGTTAAATAGAGCGCTGCCAAAGTTGTGATCGTTATGAAAGGGACATAATATATATAGTTCATCAGAATTTTTTTTCTCTGTATAAGAAATATTATAATGATCTAAGATCTGACGAACATCAATCGTAAACATCTTAATTTTTCACAAATTGTTGATTATTTTGCTGCTCAGCAGGAGGAGTAAATGGAGAAACACTAGGAGAAATTATATGAATTTTTCTATCCCCTATGTAATTATAGGGAGCATTAGCAAATACAGAAAAGTTAACATGCTTTTCTCCATATCTATTTTTCTTAAAAGAAACGTGTAACTGATTACTTGCTGCATCTACTCCCTCCTCATCCTGATAAAGATATGCCACTACGTGACAAACGTTTTGGAAATAATGAGACTCCGACATATGTTCTGTACCTACTTTAGTTTTATCCTTTATTTTTTTTCCTTCTCTATTTTCTTGAAAGCTTGTTACAAAACCAAATCCATAGGATCTAGTTATTTGTCGTATCTCCACTCCTAAATTTTTAAACTTTTCACCGGAATTATTATAGGGTTTTACACAAGACATTTCATTAGCGTAGTCTACTAATACAACATCAGGATATTTTCCAAACTTCGCATAATAAATTTCTGCTTCCGCTGCGATATCCATAGAAGTAGCTTCTCCTGGAATATCTACCATATATAAACTGGGTTTAGATTTATATATGTCTATTAGTGCTTTTCTATATTGCTCTTTATGAATTCCTAACCCACCTCTTTGAATTTCGTTAAAATCTAACAAAGCGTGTCTGCTGTCTATTACAACAGAATAGTCTTCTATGGGTACTTCTAGCGTAATAACCATTACATCTTTCTTATTCAAAAAAGAAAAATTATAGGCTAAATTTGCCTTAAGCTTGGTTTTATAACCTCCTGATCCAGCAAAAAAACATATAATATGACTTTTTCGCAATCCACCATTTGTATATTTATCAAATTCCTCTATATTGTACGGGATTACATCGGGTTGAATAGGATTTCTTTCTCTTTCTCTATATTTTTCCCACCTAGAAGTAGCATCATCATAAATAAACCTTCTTTGACGCAGTCCTACTTCAAAAGGATTAACTAATTCCGATAATTCTGTAATTTTTTTTCGTACTAATTCTTCTGCTTTTCCTACGCCAGTTAATTCATTAAGCATATTTTTTGCTAAATCGTATAATTTTCTATTAGCGTACATTTGGTATAAATCATAAACTTTAGCATGAGACAAACTTTTATCTACTTTAATAGAAGAGAGTTCAGCGATAAATAATTTAACATCTACATTTTCACACTTTTCCAACGCTAAGTCTCGAGAAGGATAGGAAGAATATGGGGGTTCTAAAAATTTCTTCAACTCTAAATATGTTAACTTAGTTATGTCGTGATGCAACCAAGATTCTGGAATGGCCTTCCAATAATCAGGCCCCTCCAAACAAGAGGCTATGTAGTATCTTTCAGTATCTATATCTTCAAATTTTACTATCGACATTATTCAAATAATTTTTTTAGTGCTTGATCTTGTCTTCTATAACTATTACCTGTAAACACAACGTCTATTAACTCTTCCAATCTATCTACAATATTGGCTGGATGGCTTTGTCTTAGCCCCTCTTTTGAAACATTAGAAGTTACAATTAATGATTTCTTTTTTTCATATAACATTCCAAAAAAATCATTAGCTTGAATTGCTGCAAATTGGCTCAAATCATTTAATTTGTAATCTTTTTCAATTTCATCTATTAATAAAAGTTGCACTTCTTTTTTTATCCACTCCATTTGCATTTTAGATTCAGGCTCTTTCAAAGAATCAAATATTAACTTAGTCAATTGAGACATTCTAACACTATATGCTACCACATCTTTTCTTATAGCATATTTTAACAAATATGATGAAAGTGCGCTTTTAGCAAGACCAACATCCCCTTGCACATATAAACCTATACCATCTTTTACTGCCACATCAATCTTATCTCGAAATTGCTGAATTATTAATAAACTATTCTTATTTTCTTTGACAAACTCTTCTGTTAGATATCTTAAATCAAAATCCCAGTACTTTTTTGGTATATTTGCTATTAATAGTTTAACTTTATTTTGAAACTCTTTTTGACAACTGCAATCTAAGAAAACATTCTCTGATAGAATAACACCAGTCTTGTTACAAGAATTTTTACAAGCAATTCCTATAATAGAATTTTTTAATTCTTCAACATCATTCTTATCTATGAAAAAGTTTTTTAGGCCGTACAAAGTAACTTTTGGATTAAAATTTAATCTGCGTTTAGATTTAATTGGAGATTATTTAAGAAGGATTCTTGATTTAATTCTTTCTTTAGTTCTTTAAAATCGTCATTGGTAAATACCGTCAAACCCTTCAAGTTTCTTATTAAATATAAGACCCTCTTTGACACTATACAACCGAATGTAACTTCGTATTTCATCTTAGAAAATTCTATAAAAACATCATCAATAAATCTCTTATATTCTATATTAGTTAACCTCTCCCCTTTTATAAAATTCTTCATTCTACTAGTAAACCCTGCCCAAGCTTCCTTAGGTATTTCTAAATAATTTCCGGTAGATTCATTTAACTTACGGGAGAAATAAATTAAAAAATCTTTAGTAGACCATTTATCTACTGATTTCTCTTTTTTTACTTTTATTGTTATTTCAGGCATTAATATAATCTTGAATTGTCTTTTTACTCACGTCTCTTATATGTACTTCAAATTCTGGTTCAGATTTATATACTTTTAATCTTTTATTGCTATGCGTTCTTAAATAATCACATTGGTGCAAGAAATCAATAACCCCGCAAACAGTTTTCCCCTCCGAAGCAGTTAATGACCTCATCCTTTGAATTGTAGCAATTTGACTTTTTTGTCCACAAAGATTTATAGAATAATTTAAAGAAGGTACATCTATTCCTTGTTCTATAACAGTAGACACCAAACACATTATTTTCTTTTCTCTTAACTCATCGAGTATCTTTGCACGTTTATCTCCAGATTCATTACCCATCAAATAAGGAACTCCTAAAAATTTAGCTAACTTCTCTGTGTGGTTTCTATATTCCGTTTGTACAACTACTGAATGCCCCGCGTTGTTTAGTGTAGTTGTTAATTTCTTAACAAGGTAATTTAAAAATTGATTTTCTGTAACAGCCTTCTTATAAATTTGTAAATAATTTCCTTCCAAAGTTAATTTTGGTAACTTGTACATATAAATAATAGGTTTTAGTAAAAACCCTTCTTTTATTAATTCAGAATATCCTATTTTATAAATAACGGGGCCTATATTTTCTTCTAATCTTATATCTTCTTCTGATCCTTCTTCTGGTGTAGCAGTTAATCCTATTTTAATAATAGGACCTTTTGATTTTCCTAAAATGAATCTACTGCTCTTACCTTGTATTTCATGTACCTCATCAAAAAATATAACTTTTGCATTTTCAATTAACTTTTTTAATTCTTCTTTATTTTGAACCTCTTGCTCTTTATAATTAGTCTTTTCTTCAAATTTTTGATTGTATGCGGAGTAAGCACTTTGAATTGTGCAAATAGTTATATCACCTAACTCCCAGTTACCATCCCCTACCATTCCTATGGAATACAAATCCCCTAAATATTCTTTAAATCTATTCTTAGTTTGGATAGCCAAATCAATAGATCTACAATAAAATATTGAAGGAAATGTTCTAACTGAATCAAATACGGATGCGGAAATTAATGTTTTTCCACTTCTAGGGGGTGCAACAATAACACCATATCTATACAAATGAATTGCATTTACTAAGCGTTTTTGATAGTCTCTTAATTTATAATTTTGAGAATGTTGCTCGAAGCTAAGAGGGGGAGGATAATCTATTATCGAAACAGAATGTCCTTGACTATAAAGATAGTCAGCTACCTTTAATAAAAAACCAGATCTGAAAGATTGTGTCTTTAAGCTATACATTCTGGTTACACCATCCCATGTTCTGTTTTGAAACTTAGGAGAGAAATAATAACCTTCTTGCTTATAACTCAAAAGCTCGTATAAACCTAAATGTAAATCATCAGGTAAAGAAGTTGTTATTTGCGATCGTATAGGAGTAAACTGAATTGAAATATCCAAAAACTACCAAAACTTTTTATGTAAATTTTTTATTACGATTTTTTAACGACCAGCCAACCCTCATGTAGGAGTTGCTTTAACAATTGCTCCCCATAAACATCAGATTCATCTATATCCTGTGCAACATTTTGGGAAACTATTCTTTGGAAATCCGTTATAAATTCTGATGAAATAGATATTTGTTGTGGTAAAATTATAAATTGCAAATCCTGAAGCACTTGTACAAAAGTTTGTTTTATATCAGAAAAAGTCGCTTTACCCGGTTCAATATTAGATTTGATTCTAAACTCTACTTCGCTAAAAATTTGTTGTAAGAATTCTTCAGATACCATTTACTTTCTATAAAAATATCCAACATTTCATTCTACACACCTCTTTTATTCCCCCAAATTAAACATTGCAATCTAGGTGTTAAATTCCAATGCCTTCTTTTTACCTCTTCTACAAAATCTTGCATTTTCTTAATTAATTCTGTGGGAGATGTGCCCTCTGGCATTATCCAAACTTTTCTTGGGGGGATGTCTACTTCTCTACATACTGCATCTATCTCATCAAAATCTTTTAAGGAAGTAACTACGAATTTAAAATTTGAATTTTGATGAGAATTGATTTTTTTTAAAAAAGAGGGGTAGATAGTTTTTTTAGTATTTCCTGATGAAGAAAGTTTTGGGGAACAATTAATTTGATAATGTATTTTATAAAAATAGTTATCTAATGGTAACGACCCGTTGGTCTCTATTTCAACTTGAAAATGGGGATATCTACTAAGAAATTCTTTTATCAAATGTTGTTGTAATAAAGGTTCTCCTCCTGTAAAAATGAGCCTTCTTGGATAAAGTTTTGTAATTTCCTTATACAAGTCTTCAAAAGAAATTCTTCTATGTTCTGTCCAGTACTCTCGAGAATCTTTTTTCCATGTATATGCAGCATCACAAATTTCGCCATTTTCAAAAACACACTCTAAATTACACATATGTAATCTTATAAAAGTAGCGGGCTTTCCTACAGAAGGGCCTTCTCCTTGTAAGGTAAAAAAGATTCCATCCCCGCTTAAGAGAAACTCATCTTTTTGAGGAAGTTTTGGAGGATTGTTTTTTAAGCTACTTTCGACCAATCTGCTATTTCCTTTCTTAATCTTTTTTTAGTTTTATTTTTTAACATCTTATAAACTAAATTTCCGTGATTTCTTATACTTTCTTGAGGAGTTTCAGAAAAGTGTTTCCATTCATTAATTTCGTCTTTTATAATAAACAAAACATCAAGATAATAACCAGAAGATAGTGCCAAATCTCCAATAATTTCTTTACTTAGTTTATCACAAAATTCTTGGTATTTCATTTGTACTTCTGCTCCTTATATAATAGTTCTTATATTATAATGTATCAATGTCGTAAAAGCAATAAACTGGGGCTTTTATTATGTCAATAAAGGTAATAAATTGTCGAAAAATGTCTAAAAAGAAAAAGAAATAATACGGGAAAAAGATTTTTCTTGTTTTATGGAAAAATTCATCCCATGACCTATATGTTGCCGTTTTGTGGCACTATTAATTAATCTTTTTTATCGCCAA